TTCGTTAATGACTCGTACTATGGTGCTTATCCAAATATGCTAACTGAACAACAAAAAAACCATCAACGTTGGATTGTTATTTTACCAAATGAAGATTATTCGGTTATTACTGCTGGTAAAGAAATGAGAAAATATGATTTAAATATTCATATTTCTAAAAAATAATTTTTAATCCCAAAAAAAGGAAAAACTATGGCAACCTACCATCACGGCATAACCGCCCAAGAACTCACGCAAGGCATCTTACCCATGCGTAACGCAACCACGTCCGTTATCGGCGTGATTACCACATCTGCCGATGCCGACAAAACCCACTTTCCAGACAACACCCCAGTGTTACTGACAGGCATTACCAAAACCGACATCACAAAAGCTGGCACAGACGGCACGCTCGTCCATGTATTACAGCAAATTCGTGATATCCACAGCCCAACCATTGTCGTATTAAACGTTATCAATCCTGATGATGTAGATGTACTAGATATTTTAGAAGCCACCAAATCACGACTTGGCGTATACGTGAATATTCTATCCGCCCCAGCTTTAGACACCCCAAAAATGGTACGAAAAATGCTCGCTTTGGCAAAGAAAAATGATATGTTTGTCTACGCCTCGCCTCGCAAAGATAACGGCGATTTGATAACGGATAAAGCCGAAATTGTGGCATATCGAGATACCTTTGGCGAGCGTGAATTGCATTTGATTGAAGGTTTGTGGGGTGAGCCTGACGCCAAGACAACTGCCGATGCTAACAAGCCAAAACCAAGCTATGCCAGCATTCCTTAATTCTGGAGAAAACATGAGCGTATTAATTAAAGTAAGCGGTTTAGTCAATGGTGAACAGCTAGACACGCCTAAGATTGTTAAACCGATATTTACTAGCGGTGATGACAACATAGATTGTACAATACTGCTAACACAAACTGCTTTTTTCTTTAAACATGAAACAGTTATAGGTGAAACAGAACCAGTCTCTGCTAATCCAAACAGCATCGTCGGTATGATAGTTGGTGAATTTCGTAATGGAAAACTGTTGTGCAATAAACACAATGCACAAAATCAGCCTGACACCTATCCGCCAGAAACAAAATTTAGCAAAACTTACGACACAATCAATCAACCCACCCAACTTCATGTGCATAAAATGCAAAAAAAGGAGCTAAAAGGGGCAAGCGATGCGTATGATATCATCAAAACATGGCTAAATCATGATGTGCAACTTGAACAAGACGGATATACATTAGCAGTCGATGACGGTCAAAAAATCACTTTTTACGCAGATTATTATTACAAAAAAAATGCCGAAACCGAAAAACTGGAAGCAGAATTATTTGGCAAGCCTGTCAATGATAGCACAGAGCCAACGGCTATCCAGTGTACACCAAGCAGTATTGACGTAGACAATACGCAAGCTGTTGCAGAAGGTACTTATAGTCTAAAAATACAGGTCAATGATAAAGAACCACAGATTTTTACTCAAAAATCCAGTGATAATCCAAGCAATCTTGTCACACCTGCCAAAATATTGCTACGAATGCTACAAAATTTAGAAAATGTTTGTGTTAGTGGATCAGGCGGTGAGCATTGGATTGCTCCACCGATTACAGGCAGTATTTTACATAACACGCAAGAGTCGATTACGGTTGGGGGGATTACGAAGATAATCGCTATAGAAAAGAGTGAGCCAATTTTTTATCCTGACTTTGTTCGTGAAGAACAAAACCGCCTAACTCTAAGCTCTGCCAATGACGGTAATTTAGACTTATTTCAATATTTACCTCATGACGGACAAGATGAAATCGTGCTACATTCTTGTTCTGTTAGCCATTTTGGCGGTGAATAGCCATTTTTACAAGGAAAATTTATGAAAAACCTAAAAACCCAAACCTCTGCCATCGCTTGTGCAGTTGCCTTGCGAGCGTTGATTGATGACACCTATCCTGCGAGCTTTACCAAATCCATCAGCAACGTGCCGATTCCCACCGCTAGCGGTATCGTCCACCCACGCACATGGAGCTTAACCGACCCTAATACTGAAGTCGGCTACTTAAATGCCAACGAAGTAACAAGTCTTATCCAACATGAAGGCTTTCGTTTTTGGGGCAACCGAACCACGAGTAGCGAACCACGTTTTGCTTTTGAAACGGTCGTGCGTTCCGCCCAGTTTTTAAAACGCACCATTGCAGACGGCTGTTTCCCCTTTATTGACAAGCCACTCACGCCGATTTTGGCACGAGACATCATCGACAGCATCAATGCCAAAGTGCGTGCTTTGGTGTCAAAAGGCTTATTTATTGGGGCAAATTGTTGGTATGACGAAGCTGAGAACAATCCGCAAGACTTATCCCAAGGCATCTTATATATTGATTATGAATATACGCCTGTGCCAACGCTTGAGAATTTGCATTTAAATCAACGTATTACCGACCGTTATTTGGTGGATTTTAGCAAACTTATCGCCCAATCAGCATAAAAGGTGGGTTAACGTAACCCACCATTGACAACCATTTGTAGGGGCGTATCGCATACGCCCATTTAAGGAAAAATCATGGCAAAACAACTACCGTCCACTCTAAAAAACTTTAACGTCTTTGTCAATGGCGACAGCTATGCAGGGACGGCAAAAACCATTGAACTACCCACCATTACCAAAAAAATTGAAGACATCCGCACCGCAGGGATGTTAGGCGATGTCGGCTTGGACATGGGTTTTGAAAAAATGGAAATGACGGTCAATTACATCGGTGTGGATAGCCGACATTTTGACCAGTTGTCATTTTGTGGTGTGAACAATTTACCAATCCGCTACATCGGAGCGTACGAACGCCAAGACACTTGCACTTATGTCACACGAGATATTTATATGCGTGGTGGCTTGACGGAGCTTGCTTTGGGCGAAATGGAGCTAGGCTCTATCAACGAGCAGGAGTTGGTGTACAACGTCAGCTATATCCGTGTAGTTGATGACGGCGTGGAACTGCTAGAACTTGACCTTGTCAATGGCATTTACAAAGTCGGCGGTATTGATAAAACCAGTCGTATCAATGCGTTATTAGGTTTGTAATACCGTCAATTATTTAAACAATCAAAGGAAATTTATATGAAGAATTTAACAAATCCACATTCAAAAACCGTTACCCTAACCACCCCAATTCAGCGTGGCGAAACAACCATTAGCGAAATCACGGTAAACAAGCCAAAAGTCGGTGCATTGCGTGGCTTGTCGCTTGCAGACGTGGTCAAAATGGAAACAGATACCATGTTAAAATTAATCCCTCGTGTTACCACCCCTGCTTTGGCGGAACATGAAGTATCCGATATGGACTTACCAGATTATACCGCAGTAACAACGGAAATCATCAATTTTTTCGCACCGACAGCCTAATGCCATCAGATGTGGAAAATATCATCGCAGACTTGGCGGTCGTGTTTCATTGGTCGCATGATGTTTGTGATGATATGGACTTAACAGAAATGATGATGTGGCATGATAAGGCTAAAAAACGTTCGGAAACAAAATAAAAGGGGTTATGCCCCTTTTTTTTAACCTTTTGGATTAAATTATGGCAAACTTAAATTTATCCGCAACGCTTGAATTGGTTGATAAAATATCAGCACCATTGCAAGGATTACTCATTCAAACAGAGCGACTGGAGCGAGCCTTTGACAGTAGCACCCGCCAAGTAGAACAATTTGAACGCAGTTTGGCACAAATCAATCGTGGTGGATTAAACCAGTTAAACACACCCTTGCAACGCACCAATTCAACTTTTACCACCATTCGCCAAAATGTTCGTGGCTTGGCAAGTGATGTAAAATTGGTTTTTGGGGCATTAACTGCCGTCCACAAAAAAGCGGATAATTTAGCCAAATCTTTTGCCAATACTCGCAAAGAATTACGCCAACAAGCAGTTGGTAGTATGATGAAAATGGGCGGTACAGCCATGCTCGGCTATCAGATGCTCCAACCTGCCATTGCTTTTGACAAACAAATGTCAGCAACACAAGCCGTTTTAGAGCTTAGCAAAGGCTCAGCAGAATTAGAAATGCTCCGCAATCAAGCCATTAGCGAAGGGGCAAGGTCGGCATTCTCGGCAACACAGGCAGCACAAGCACAGTACGAACTTGGGGCAGCAGGATTTACCACCAAGCAAGTCTATGACTCATTGGGTGGGACGCTGGATTTGGCTGCAGCAGGGCAATTAGAAGTGTCTCGTGCTGCCGAAATTGCAGGAGGTATTTTAAACGGCTTTGGCATGGAAGCAGGACAAGTTGGCAAACTTGGCGATGTCATGGTCGCCACCGCCAACAAAACATCGGTCAGCATTGAAGATTTAGGCGAGTCCATGAAAATCACGGCTCCTGTTGCCAAAATGTTCGGTGCAACGGTAGAACAGACTCATGCCATGATAGGCTTGTTAGGCAATGTCGGCATCAAAGGCACAGATGCAGGAACAGGTGTTAAAGCAATTTTAGCAAGACTTGCCACTTTGCCAAAACCTGCCATGAAAGCACTGGATAAAATCAAAATCAATCCAGTTAATAAAGACGGCACGATGAAAGATGTCGGTGATTTGTTAAATGAAATTAGAATAAAAACGCAACATTTAAGTGCTGATGAACGCATGGATATTTTCAAAGGACTGGCAGGGCAGGAGCATTTTAGCAAACTTGAACCTTTGATTGCATCAACAGGCGTGTTAGATGAGAAAACAGGCAAAGTTGTCAATAAATTTAAAGAATTAACTGAACAATTAAAAAATTCGGACGGACTTGCCAAAAAAGTTGCCGATATTCAAATGGATAACTTAGCAGGGGATATTGACCAGTTAAAAGGGGCGTGGGAGTCGCTATCTATCACGCTTGGCGGTGAAAATGGTGTCATGAACGCATCGTTACGTCAGCTGGTGCAGACCATTACCGACATGATAAATAAGGTAACAGATTGGGCAAAAGCAAACCCAGAGTTGGTAAAAACCATTGGTAGTCTTGCCTTAAAGTTTATCAAGCTCAATGTGGCGTTATGGAGTATCAAATACGGCTTTGCTCTTGTGTTTGGGACATTTTTTAGTATGCTTGCAGGGTTTATCAAATTTGGGGCGGTGATGATGATAACTAACGCCATTTTAGCCAAATTTGGTTTAGGGTTTGGGAAAAGATTGCGATTAATGGCACAAGGTGCAATGATGTTTGGTAAATATTTTAGCCAAGCCTTTGTATTTTTGGCAAAAAATTCTATTCCTTTTGTTATTACTGCTTTACGCACCTTGTCGGTGGCACTCGTTACCACGCCTATCGGTTGGGCGATTATGGCGATTGCGGTGGCAGGGTTACTCATTATCAAATATTGGCAACCTGTCAAAGCATTTTTTAGTGGACTTTGGCAAGGATTTTTGCAAGGGTTAGCCCCCTTAATGACAGCAATTAACCAAGTAAAATTTATCCTAGCGACAACCTTTGCCCCGTTAAAACCTGTATTAGATATGGTCGTAGCTGGTATTCAATGGCTTGCAGGGGCGTTTATGTGGCTTATCACACCTGCTCAGACAAGCAAAGCCCAATTAGACAGCTTTAGAAATTCTGGCAGTCAAGTTGGGTTTGTACTTGGTACGTTGGTTAGCTTGATTGGACAAGTGGTCGCAGGTTTGGTGGGGGCGTTGGCGTTAGGCTTTCAAATGGTGGGTACAGCGATTGGTACGTTTGTTGCTATGGTGCAAGCCCATGGTGGAGCAGTATTAGCATATATGGCGAGTTTTCCTGCTCGTATGCTGGCTTTTTTTGCAGGATTGCCAAGCCAAATGATGGCTATCGGCGGACATATTATTGACGGTTTAAAAAATGGTATCATGGGTCGAGTCGGTAGTGTTTTGTCAAGCATTCAATCCGTTGCTAGCCGTATCAAATCCGCCTTTACCTCAGCCATGAGCATTCATAGCCCAAGCCGAGTGTTTGCAGGATACGGCGACTTTATCATGCAAGGCTTACATAACGGACTTATGGCAAATGACAGCCCAATTTCTGCCATGACCGCCACATCGAACCAACTAAAACAAGCCCTAGACACCTCACAAATACACTTTGGCAAAAGCAGTCCAATCACCGCCCAAAGTCTAGCGACAGGCACAGCAACACAGGCAACCGCACCGATTAACATCAACATATACCCAACGCCCAACCAATCCCCAAGCGACATCGCAAGCCTAGTCGCCCAAGAAATCGCCAAAATGGGACTGGGAAAGCAAACCAACAACACCGCACTTTACGACCACGCACAGATGTGGTAAGGATAAACTATGATTTTATCACTTGGACAATTTGTATTTAACACAGACAGTCTAACATTTGCTGAATTGCAACGCTCACGCACATGGGACTTTGGCAAAAATGATATCGCACAAGGTCGCCCACAGTACCAGTTTACAGGCGTTGGCGAAGAAACCATTACCATACCATTTTTAATCTACCAAGAACACGGCTTTGGCAAAAACCAATCCATAGACGACCTAGCTCAAATGGCAGATACAGGCGGTGGCTATGTACTGATAGACGGTACAGGCTATATTTATGGGGTGTTCGCCATTGCCACTATTGATGACAAACGTTCGTATTTGGATTTTTATGGACAGCCCAAAAAAATTGATGGCACATTAAAATTAATCCGAGTAGATGATAGCCGTATTGTTGCTGATAAAAAACCAACCAATGCATAAGGAAAAACCATGCTACGCACACCACAAATCCGCCTAACCGCTGATAACAAACCCTTATCAGACGAAATCATGGCACGCCTAATCAGCCTAACAATCACCGACAACAAATCAGGCGAAGCAGACGAAATCACCCTAACCCTAGACGACCACGACAGTAAACTCGCCCTACCCAAAAGGGGTGTAATTTTGCAATGCTATCTAGGTTTTCGTGATATGTCAGGCGACACAGGCTTGATAGACATGGGCAAATACACCGTAGACAGCGTAGAATGGGGCGGAACGCCTGAAACCATTACCGTCAAAGCCAAATCTGCGGACATGAAAAATAGTCTAAAACAAGGTAGAAATATCAGCTATCATGACAAAACCTTTGGACAAATCGCAAGCGACATCGCAACCAGAAACGACCTAGAACTTGCCATTAATAGCGACATTGCCAACATCAAAATCAGCCACCTAGACCAAACTGACGAGAGCGACCTAAACCTACTCACACGCCTAAGTTGGCACTATGGGGCAGTTATGAATATCAAACAAGGCAAACTACTCATCTACCGTCCTTACCAAAATGTCAGCGTAACAGGACAGCCATTAAGCATCACTACCATCACCAGAAGCAAAGGAGATAGCTTTCGCTATAGCGTTGAAGACCGCCAATCAGACACCGACAACGTACAAGCAAGCTATACCGACACCAAAAAAGCCAAAAAACAAACCGTCCAAACCAACCCAAACGGTAAAAAAACCAAAGCCCTAAAAGGCAACTTTAAAGACAAACAATCAGCCGAACAAGCCGTCCATGCCGAACAAAACCGCATTATCAATACCCAAGCCAAATTCAACATCAACCTTGCCACCGCCTATCCTGCAGTAACGACTGAAGGCCCCATTCAACTTGAAGGGTTTAAGTCTGAGATAGATGCACTCAAATGGACCGTAGAAAAAGCTACCCATAGCTACAGTCGCAGTCAAGGCTTAACCACGCAACTAGAGCTAGTTGCGACCTTAAGCACACGAACAGAAAAAATAGCAAACAAAAAACGCTCCAAGCAAAACACCAAAAAACGAAAAACCAAAGTAGCCCAAAAACGAGCAAAAAAACAAGTAAAAAAATAAATAAAAATTGATAAAAATGCTTGCTATACAGGGAGAACAGAGCGATACTGTGTTTCATCAAATATTGATTAACCAACTGATTTAAAAGGTTTTTTATGTTAAATATATCTCAATGTGCAACATTAGCAAAAAAATACAACGTCGTTGATTTTGACCGACACAATCCTAATAAGACTATCTGGTTTCGTGGCGTGAAGGGCTATTATATTATTGTCAAAGAATATCCTGAATTTAGCGTCTTTACCGTATGGGAAGATGATGACTGCGATAACATAATAGATAATATCAAAATAGATAGCGAAGAAAAATTTAATGAATGTTTGAAAAAATATGCACTTATCGCACAATAATCTCATAACAAAACCCCAATATTTTGGGGTTTTGCTTTAAAAAAAATTGTCATAATTGGCAATAATATGCTATAATAACCTAGCTTGGGTGGGTGGAAATAAGGCTTGCCAAATACCCACCGCTATTTTGTTTTCCGATAGATTTCAGCCCCAAGTAAAAAGCCCTTGTGTTTGCAAGGGCTTTTTTTGTTATTGATAATCATAATCCGACTGCGTGGCTAAAATCGCTAAAACATCGTCCATATTGTCGGCGGTAAATTCTTTTAAAACGGTGTATTCAAAGTCGTCTGTTTCATCATAATAGGTGTATTCTTGCAGTTTTAAGGTTACGATACCGTCATTCAAAATCAATGTCCACTCGCCGACTGGGTGGCTAATGCCCCACATACTGACTTCGTCATTTCCTAAAACATATTTGCCAAATTGGCTGTTCATCAAATCGGTGTCTAGTTGGTTAAATGTTAGCATATCTGCGTACCTTTTGTTAAGTTTTATTTAAAACAATATATTGTTAATATTGCCTTTCGTTGGACACAGTATCACTCTGTTTAACACACATAGCAAGCATTATTTTTAAGTTTTTGTAAATTTATTTTTTATTTTTTTATTGACTTCTGACAGTTTTTGAGAATAAAAAAACCGTTTAAATCATCAAATTTAAACGGTTTTTGTTGTATGATTTTAAAAAGGGTTGTTAGTGGTGGTCGTTTTATTTAGCGTTTTTTTGCTATACTTTTTAGCTGATTTTTTAGACTTTTTGGATTTATTGGATTTTGCTTTTTTACCACCAACATTATTTTCACAAGCGATACCGTCATGGTCTCGGTCAAGATTTTTTGCACCATGTTTGTTAAAATAGGCTTGGGCTTCTGCTTGAGTTGAAAATGACTTGCAAGATACAGCAGAAGCAGAAGTAGAAAATAGCGACAGACTAAAAAGACTGGCGATTAAAAGGGTAAATTTTTTCATGTGATTACCTTAAGCCCACTGGCTAAGTTCTTGGACAATGTCATCATAAGTGTGTAATTTTTCACCGTCAGGCATAGCCTGTAAAAAGATAACACTACTTGCTAAAAATGCTTTTGGAGCATTGCTTAAAAAACAATACGCTGAAATAGTAATTTTACCGTCTTTAGCAGTTACTTTGCTAACATTGATTTCACGCTCAGAGATTTCACCTTTACTATTTTTATAAGCCATTAAATAATCAACTCGACCGCTTTCAGGTTTCTTTTTCTTTTTTACCTTGACAAAAGGACTTAAACTTAATGCGTCCAATCGTTCATTGATTTCATCAAGTTTGTGTAAGATTAGCTGACTATCCATAAAATTCTCTGATTGTTAAAATGCTAACAAAATAAATTGCTTGCAATTTAACAAAAAACACTTGCAATGTCAAATTTTTTATTTTAATATATAAATACGAAAGGCAAAAAATCCCTTTCTCAGGCGTCGAAACCTGTTTTACAAAAGCGGTATTTCCGCACCCGACAGCATTAGCGGTTTTTTTATGTCCAAAATTTAACCATTGTTAAATTTTGCCGAATCTATTATAATCCTTATGCCGACAGGACGGAGAATACAAGACCCCAATTCTTTTTAAGATAGGGGAAATAATCCTGCCGTTTCTTTTGTAGCGGTTTCGAACCTGTTGGCACCCTAATTTTTATAAAATAGGGTAAAAAACTTCGAAAATTTTACAAAAGGTGTTCCCATGAACAAATTTTTTCACATTTTAGGCGATTTTATCGCACTTATCTGTTGTCTTGCACTGCCGACCGTGTTACTATTTCTAGAACCAATCGCAGGGGGTGCAGTATGACCACACCAACCAAACCAAAACTCCCCATTTCTCGTTACAACCTTGCTGGCAAACGTCGCATGGTGATTTACCTAACCGACCTTGCAGAATACAGCCAAATTAATCACAGCATATTGCATCAAGCACTTCTTGATAGCCAGCTTCGTGAAAACACCGATTGGGTGTTTAATCCCAAAACCAAGGACATCGCCTTGAGTCTAGCGTCCGCCCAAGCCATTGTATTAACCAGTAATCATAGGGCAAACACGGACAAAACATCAGCGTGGCACACATGGCACGCTATCATAGACTATATTCAAGGAATTTAACAATGTTACAACATCACATTAACGAACTAAACCACACTTGCCAAGAACTCGATCGTATTAGAGCTTATGTCCGTACCTTTGCCCACCTAGCCGAACGTGAAGAAGGGGCGATGATTGAACTAGATGCCGAAAGTTTTGATATCGCTATGAGTGATGTGGCAAACACGATTGCCGTCGCCCAATTTCAACTAAAAACGCTTGGCAAGGCATTAGAAGCATTCAATCGTTAATTTTTATTTCTCAATCAAAAAAAATGGGGTGTAATCAAATTTACGCCCCATTTTTTTGCTTGTTAGATATCATTATCTGTGATGTGGATAACTTTGTGCATAACTTATACAAAAGTCATAAGCTATTAAACGCCTTTGCCAATTTCATCAGACTATTTTTATCTTTTGACTCACGATATAGAGCAAGCCAATCCTGCTCATGGCTGGTTAAAATCACTTCCCCATCAGACGGTTCTCTTTCACCAGTCAACAAATAAATCACATCAAACCCCATGTTATAAAACCCCAAAATCGCCTGTAAGGTCGGCACACGCTCGCCATTTTCATAGCGAGAATAGGTGGTCTGGGTAATCCCTGCCTGACTACTGGCTTGGGCTTGAGTCAGACCAAGCCGTTTACGCTCATCTACCAAGCGATTACCAATAATTTCCATACTAAAATTATTAACAAAAGACATAAAAACCTCTTGATTAACGCCAAATGTTTATGTACAATAGGCGTTGTGTTAAGTTGTAAAATTGCTAACAATCAATTTAGCACACTTTTATTAGAAACGAAAGGAAAACAGTATGCTAAAACTACTTGCTGTGCGTGTACCTGACACCACGCACAAATATATCAAACAAAAAGCCATCACAAACGACCTATCCATGCAAGAATTGATAGGGCAAATTTTGTTGGACTATCAAAAAAATGATAGCGACTATCAACAAAAAATGAACCAATCAGTCACAGATGCCCTAAATGGACTCGCTAACCAACTAGGAGAACATCATGTATAAAAATTGGGACAATGTCAGAGATTATCGGGTATACGGCTATCTTAACCAAAAAGAGCATGACCTGTTAGAACAAGTCATTGACATCACAGGCAAACAAAAAGCTGTCTGCGTGCGAGAGATGATCGTCGCCCAGTCCGAAATCATCATCAACAAGCATAACCAAAAACCAATTAAAAACCAAGCGGTAGAGTATCGGTTTCCCGACCGTTATTTTGCCGTTTAATAAGGAGCGTTATGGGTACAAACACAACCAGTATCAAATGCCCACATTGTGGCTCACGACTAAGAACCAATGGACATAAAAGACAAAGTCTACTTTATAAGAGCATGATTGGTGTTTGTACCAATAATAACTGTTTATTTGTCGCACGCATTGGCGTGGAAATCTACAAAGAAATCCACCCAAGCCTAAACCCCAACCCAAATGTAAAAATCCCCAATAGAACCTCATAAGGAAAACACATGAGTATCAACGACCAAGTGATAACACGCCTGAATCGTGACTATCACTTTAAACAAGTAGGCGAATGGCTAAGAGAAGGCATATGCCCACAATGCAATAAAAAAGAACTCTACACCCACGCCCACAGCCCCAAAGTCGTCAAATGCGGACGGCTCAATAAATGTGGCTATGAAGCCCACGTCAAAGAATTGTACGATGACCTATACAAAGACTGGTCAAAAACCTACCAACGCACCCCACAAAACCCCAACGCTACCGCCGATGCTTATTTAAAAGAAGGGCGTGGCTTAGACATTTCTCTCATCAAAGGCAGTTACAGCCAAGAAAGTTTTTTTGATAATCAAATCAATCAAGGCACCGCAACCGTACGATTTCGCTTGTCAAATGATGGTTTTTGGGAAAGACTAATTGACAAAGCAGACCGCTTTAAGAAAAAAGCCAACATCAAATACGGCTATAAAATCAACGGCAATTGGTGGCAACACCCAAAAAACCCAAAATTTGTACAAGAACTATGGATAGCAGAAGGCATTTTTGATGCCTGTGCCTTAGCAGAACATGGGCTACACACCGTTAGTACCATTAGCTGTGTTAATTTTCCAGAAAACGCCTTATTCAACCTAAAAAGCGAATACGACAAAAACAGACGAGTCTTGCCAAAACTGGTGATTGCTTATGATAATGACAACGCTGGCAGACGTTACACCTTAGACTTTATCGCAAAAGCCGAAAAAATGGGCTTTAAATGCGTATCCGCCCAACCGCCCTACGACAAATACAAAAAATTAGACTGGAACGACCTACACGAAATGGGGCTTTTGACCTCCAGTCACATCAAACAATACCGCTACTATGGCGACCTACTCACCGCCAAAACTGCAAGCGATGCAGGGGTCATTCGTTATTTGCACACACGCCTAAACCAATTTTACTTTGAACACCAAAATCGCACTTATTGGTTTGAACTAGATAACAAAAAATTGGCAAGTTTAACATGGGAAGATGAACTGCAAGACGGCATTGATGAAATGCTTGCCAACAACAAACAAGAAGAAATTGCCAAACTTGCAAAAACCATTGCCCAATCATCAACCACCTACGAGATTTTAAACGCCAAATTAGAAGCCTTATATTTTCAAAGAAACGAAATCACCGATGAAAGTTGGTACTTTGTTAAAGTCACAACCAACAAAGGCGAAAAACAAATCACCGTAACAGGCGACCAACTATCAAGCCCAAGCAAACTCAAACCACGCCTTTTGTCGGTTTTTAGCGGTGTGCTGTGGACAGGCAACGCCATGCAACTGGATATCCTAGCCAAACGCCAAATGGAAGACCTAAAAGAAGTGAAAACCACCGATTTTATTGGCTATTCCAAAGAAAACGGGGCGTATATTTTTAACGACACAGCAGTCAAAGACGGCAAATTTTACCAAAAAAACGCCCACGATTATTTTAAAATCGGACGCACCGAAATCAAATCGCTTGCTAATGACCCCATTTTGCACATCAGCACCGCCCAAGCCGACTTTGGTTGGTGGCACAACTTTCATTATGTGCGTGGCGATTACGGCACGATTGTGTTGGCGTGGTGGCTCGGCTCATATTTTGCCGAACAAATCCGAGCGATTGACCGTAGTTTTCCGTTTTTTGAACTGGTCGGTCAAGCAGGGGCAGGAAAATCACGCTTGCTAGAATTTTGTTGGAAATTAAGCGGACGAGAAGATTATGAAGGCTTTGACCCAAGCAAATCCACCAAAGTCGCCGTATTTCGCAACTTTGCCCAAGTCGCCAACCTGCCTGTAACCTTGATTGAAGGCGACCGCAATGACGAAAACGGCAACAGCAAATACCAAACCTTTGAATGGGACAGCCTAAAAGATGCCTTTAACGGACGGTCAATCCGCTCAAAAGGCGTAAAAAACAACGGCAATGACACTTACTCGCCACCGTTTCGTGCCAGCATCATGATTAGCCAAAACGAAGAAATCCGAGCATCCGAAGCCATGCTGACACGGATTATTCATGTCAAATTAACAAGAGACGGACAAACACTTGCCACAAAACAAATCGTAGACGAGCTTGACCGCTTGCCCCTTGAAATAACTAGCCGATTTATGGCCCATGCACTACGCAATGAACAGGCAATTTTGGCAACTTATCAACAAAAAGTGCGTGAATACGAAGTATTATTTCATCAAAACCACATTACCCACACACGCATAGCGTTAAACCACGCCCAAATTTGTGCCTTGGTGGACTGCTTGCAACAGCATATTTTTGGCAGTTTGATGACCCAAGCCCAAGCCGACAGTGCCAAAAACACCTTGATGAGCATGGCAAAGGCTAGGGTAGAGCGACTGCAAGCCGACCACCCAGAAGTAGAACGGTTTTGGAGCGTGTTTGAATACCTACAAATGTCAAGAAATTATGTCAATCACAAACGAGTAGATGATGAATTAATCGCTATCAATTTAAACCATTTTTACAAAATCGCCAAACTCAATTATCAAGACCTAGCGGACATGACCATGATGAAACGTTTGTTAAAAAACAGCGTGAAATACAAATTTATTGACAGTAACGTCACCGTTCGCAGTAACTTGAACGGATATGACAGCATTAAATGTTGGCTATTTGCAAGACCGACCACTTAACCCCCAACCCTAGGAGTATCACATGGATTTAAACTTTGAAGAACTTCACACTTTGCCAATGGTAAACACCAACAAATACCGTGAAGAAGAATTTGAAATTACCGCCAAAAACTATGAGCCGTCTCATCAGTACCAATGCGAAAATGACCATTATGGGGCAACACCAGCATTATATGTTTACGCATCAAGCTACGACCCAAAGTGTGGCGTTTTTGAAATTTGCGGAACGGTGGTGTATGTTTGCCGAATTTGCAAAAAACCTGTTTATCAATTTGATGACGTGCCGTTTTAAACCAAATAAATAGGGGGATAACATGGCAAAAAGATTATAACCGTCTTATCTCAAAAAGCAACCAGCGAAACAACCGAAAAACAAAACCCAAAAGAAAATAACTTTTTAACAAAACTGAAAACCCAAGGAAAACCCCATGAACATCCAATACCACCCACCTGTAGAAACAGAAATTACTCAATCACTAACAAAATCACCGTGCTGTAACCGTCCTGCTACCGTTTTGTTACCTTTACAAAATCAGTGATAATAATAAAAAAATCAAAGCGTTATCACTGATTTTTTTACCCTGTAACCGATGTTACCTTTTAAAATTTCCACCTAAAATAGGAAAAATTATGCAAAAAATCTCAACAGGCATAGAACCACTCAAAAAGTCAATTCGCATCTGGTGGAAAATTAATGGACAAAGAGAACGAGAAACCCTAGAATTGCCACCAACGCCACAAAACCTAGAACATGCCAAACAAATTGCAGAGATGATAAAAATGCAACTCACACTTGGCACATTTGACCACGCCAAAACCTTTCCCAACTCCAAAAAACGCCCACAAGCATACTTTGGCTATTACATCAACCAATTTTTAAACATAGAACAACACAAAATCGCCCAAGTATCGTTTGACACCTACAAAAGCAAAATAGAACACCATATCAGACCCTACTGGCAACACATCCACATTGCCAAAATCACCACTGCCGACCTAGAAAACTGGATTTATAATATCCTATTAAAAAAACTATCCAGTAAAACCGTCAAAGAAATTCTAATGATATGGCGAAAAATCTACCGCCAATGGGCAAGAAACCAACAATACATCAACGACCCGTCCCAATACATCACCATAAAACAAGCTGACCCAGACGACATCAACCCCTTCACAAAAGAAGAAATACGTACGATACTAGACAACGAAACCGACCCAACCCTAAAAAACCTATGGACAGTCATGTTATGGAGTGGCTTATCAAGCCATGAACTCATGCCACTGGCAGTAACAGACCTAGACCTAGCTAACAAAAGTTTATATGTTAGACGGAGCTATGTCAAAGGAAACTACCGAGTCACCAAAAACAGACGCAGAAAACGCCAAATTGCACTACTACCAAACGTAATCCAAGCACTCAAAAATCAACAAGAAATCGTCAAAAACAACGCCCCAAATACCATTAACATCACTGATAGAGACAACAAAAAAACCAAGCAAGAAACCCTAACATGGCTGTGGTACAACCCCAAAACCAAAAACCACTTCACCCGCTCACAACTAGACCTACGATGGGAAAGCCACCTCAAAAAATGCAAAATCACCTATCGTCCAATCAACAACGGACGACATACCTACGCAAGCCAAGTCTTATCAACAGGGGCAGTGAGTGCAGAATGGCTCGCCAATCAACTAGGACATACCAATACAGAGATGATACACAAACACTATGGCAAATTTATCCCCAAAGACTCAGACCACATCATCAATAACCTAGCAGACAAATTAAAATAA